ATTTGAAAGAAAAGACGTGCCTGATATGCGAGTGGATCAACTCGAACTGTGGAACTGCTTTAGTTATTATCCTAGTGTCCATTGTTTTGATTGGTTGGCTGGTGTAGAGGGTAAATTTTTAGGAAAAGATAAAAAATTCTATCCAGGTCAATATTTATTTACTATTGACTGGGCGCATCCAGAGACTAATATACTAAATACGGAACATTCAGAAATTCCGCAAGAGCACAAGTGTGCACACATAATAGCGTTAAAAAACGGTAATTATGCAGCGCAGCCAAATAACAGAATCATTTGGCATGTGAATAGTTATACAACAGATAATGATTGGCCAGACTATAGCGTACAAAATACGTACTGGGACTGTGAAGGATCTGATTGGATAACAGAAGATTCTGATAAAATGTTTTATAATATTAAGGAGAAAAAATGAGTTTAAATATATGTATGGATTGTTCTTTTGAAAAAAAGAAATGTCAATGCGTTCCGAATATACCAAAACCAGTTAAAGTTAAAATAAGCTGGTGGAAAAGAATATTTTTTTGGGCTAGATAATGAATCTAGCAGATCTGTTAAAAAAAAATATAGTAATGGTACCTGTAGTTGCGTCTGTTTTAGTTGGAACATTTACGGGGGTTAAGTATATTGTGTCTCTAACAGAAACTATTAATAAAAACAAAGCAGAAATTACCACAATAAACGATACTCATCTTCATAATTTTAAAACTTACATTGCTAGAATACAAGAGAATCAAAATCATTTGTTGTTAAAACTAGAAACAAACAATGGTAATACTATTGTTACAGAGGATAAATTAAAAAGAATGGAAGGAAAAATTGAACAATTAGAAATAGATTTTAAAAATTATTTAATACAGAAGAGTAATTAAATGGAGTGTGCCAATATGAATTATTATTTTACAGGTGCATTAATTATAGCCTTTGTTATATTAACAGTAATTGTAGCACCATTATGAAGATAAGTGAAAACACATCTGTAAGTATGCCTGTCAAGAACATGTTAATGATCATCGCTGGTGTTGTAGCGGGAGTGTTTGCATACACAGAAATCACAGCAAGATTAACAAGCTTAGAGACATCACGTGAATTGTTTCAGGCTGATTTGCTTAAAAAATCTGAGCAGCTGCCTACAGATCAAGAGCAATATATGTTGATAGAAGATTTATATAAGACAACAGAAAAATTAGAGATAACTCAAGAACAAAATATGACGAACAAGGTTAATATAGAATTTTTAAAAGCACAACTAGAAAAAGCGTTAAATGATGTTGAAGAATTAAAAGATAAGGTAAGAGCAAATGGAAACGGTTATTAGTAGCGTAGTCGCACTTTGTATGTTTGTAGCAGGTGAATTAAAAGAACATCGTATCCAACCTGCAATGAGTGACTGTCTTAAAGGAAAAAGGGTTGCAGAACGTTCAGCAAATGATAATATTGAATATAAATGTGGAAAGGTAAAAGCCGAGCTCGAAGAAAATATTGATGGAAGTAAGGCAATTAAAAAGTTAATAAAGTAATGCAAAACAGGTTCGACCAGTTTATCGGCATTTTTGAAAATGCTGCGACAGAAGAAGATTGCAATAAAATTATAAAACATTATGACAATGTTCAAAATTTAAATCTTACTGTAAAAAGAACTAAATTTGAGAATATAAATTCTACTCTTAAAAATAATAATATTTATCAATTTATTAATGAAGATGATGAACTATTAATGCAAGCAAATAAATCTATTTTAGGTAATTTTATAAATAATTTAGATGAAGCCTATAATCTTTACAAAAAAAAATATGACATTATGGATAATTTAGAAGTTCACAAATTAAATATGGATGTAAAAATACAAAAAACTATACCTGGTGAAGGTTATCATGTTTGGCATTGTGAGAATGCTGGTGTTGCTACTTCAAGAAGATTATTACTTTGTATGATGTATTTAAATGATGTTGAAGAGGGTGGAGAAACAGAATTTTTACATCAAAGTATAAGAGTAAAACCTAAAGCAGGGACAATTGTAATATGTCCTGCGTATTTTACTCATTTGCATAGAGGTAATCCTCCGCTTAAAGGAGATAAATACATGATAAATGGCTGGGTAGAATTTTTAGCATAATGGAATTAAAAGTATTTAAAGGTGTTCTTGAACAGGAACAATTTAAAAAAATAAAACAATTTTTTTTCGATATTAATACTTCGTGGTTTTATCAACCAAAAATGATAACTAAATCATCTAATGATGATAGGGGTTTTTTTAGTCATGCTTTATTTCACGATAGTAGAATTACATCTAATGCATTTGAATTAATGTCTCCTTTATTAAACTCTATTAATGCAGGGCCACTTATAAATATTAGAGCAAATTTAAATGTAAAATACGATAATCCTCAAAAAAGTGAATTTCACAATGACTATACTTATGATGAATCATTAACAGCTATATATTATTTAAACAAATGTAATGGTTATACAGAGTTTGACAATGATGAAAAAACTAAGGTATACTCGGAACCTAATAAAATTATTATATTTAATTGTAAATTAAAACATAGGATGGTTAGCCAGACTGATGAAAACAGAAGACTTTTAATAAACTTAAATTATTTTCCAAAATGAATTTATCTCGTAATTTTAGCCTACAAGAATTAACAAAATCAGATACAGCGATACGTAAAGGTATTGACAATGAACCTAACGCTGATCAAATAGATAAATTAAAAATGCTTTGTGAAAATATTTTACAGCCAGTACGTGATCAATTTGGTAGAGTCAAGGTCACTAGCGGCTATCGTAGCCCTGAGCTGTGTGTTGCAATCGGCAGCTCGATTAGTTCACAACATGCAAAAGCTGAAGCGGTTGATTTCGAATGTCTTGGAGTTGACAACGCTGAGGTAGCAGACTGGGTTAAGATGAACTGTGAAGTAGATCAATTGATCCTCGAGTACTACACACCAGGAGAACCTAACAGCGGATGGATACATGCGAGTTACATACCATTTAATCCAAGACATCAATATTTAAGAGCATATAGGGAAGATAAAAAAACTAAATATAAACCAATTATAGGAAAAGCAGTAGATTTAGTATGACGATTGATCATAAAACAATAAAATTATTTAATAAAATAGATACAGTGCATGGTAAATGTGAAGAGTGTGAAGAAGAAACAATTTTAGTTGCAATTGTACAAGAATTTTATAGATGTACTAATTGTGGACATGACACTAAACAACATATAAATGGCAGAATAAGATATATGCAATTGTCAGATGCAGATAGAAATTTTATAAAAAATCATTACAAAAATGGCTAAGAAATTTAAAGCATTTGTAGAAAGAGATCAACCTAGAAAAAGAGGGCCTCGAAAACATAAAAAATCATTGAATAAAAACGAGAAAAGACAAAAACGTACTCGAAGATATAAAGGTCAGGGTAAGGGTTGACAAACATCCTTTAATATCCTATATATAGGACATGAAAGCAATAAAGGAGAAAACAATGAAAAGACTTAGAAGAGATAAAGAACATATGGCAATACGTAAAAAAAATAACTTTGAAGATCGTTATGCTAAAGGCATACATTTTGATATTAGAAATAAAGGTACTTGTTATATAACAATGAAGACCCATGCGGGTCCACTTACTGTTTATATTGATGCTATGGATGGGTTAGATGATGCACCATTAGTAAAAGCATGGATACCAGGCAGAAAAAATAAAGAATTTTTTGTAAAATAATTAAGCAGGTTCTTCTGGAACCTTTGGCTGCTCTACTTTTTCACACATAAATTTAGGGTATAATTCCATAGTATCTACTACATCTGCAGTAAAATGCTCACCATCAAATAACACAGAGTAAGACTCACCGAGTCCTTTTTGTACACATTCATAGTGTGTTTTATAAAATCTATCATAGTCATGATCTTTGACCGGCACTTCAGCACAGTTTTGATTGACTACTGAACAAATATATAATGTTAAAAAAAACTTCATTGACAACCTTGTAAAAAAATATAATAATCCTATATTATTATTTATAAATGAATGAAAGGATATCATAATGACTGATATAAATAAATATAAATCTGTTGCATTATCTCATGATAGTTGTGACAAATTAGATAAGATCCGCAAAGTTATAGTACCCGAAGTAGAAGTATCGAGAGCTAAAACTTTAGACATATTAATCAACGAGAAAGCGAGAAAATTAAATGGTAAGTTACGAAAAAGCACTGATTGAGTTTGACACATTTGATCCAGTAAAAAATTTGTGGAGAAATGTATTAATAGTTGCAATATCTGACGCAATTAAAGTGAAGTCTAATATAATTAAATTTAGTGATTTTTATGGTAAACGAAGATTTCATGAATTAGATTATGTAACTTTACCTAATTCTGATTTTGCAAAAATTTGTGAATATGCAGAGTTAGATCATAATATGGTTAGAAAGAAAGTAATTAAAACCTTAGATGATATGGAAAAAAATTATGACAAAGATAATATGCCAGAGATGCCATGGAAACGGTTATATCAAAGTAAAGGAATCAATCGAGAATCCAGTGGAAATCATACGGCAGTGTCCGAGTTGTAATTCACAAGGAGAAATAATGAGTACAGAACGATTAATACTTGAAACTAAATTAGTAAGACAATTAAATGTAGTTATAAAAAGACTAAATGATGAAGTAGATATGTTAACAAAACAAAAAAAATTTCTACAATCTAAATTAAAACAGAAAGGAGATAAAGATGAGAAGAGTGATGTTAGAAGCACTAGAGAAAAAATATGAAGCATCGATAGCTGAAGCAGATGCTACAATAAGTGTGTATTTAAATAATTCAGTAGGGATAGGAGAGCATCCACAATTTATTGAGGAGTTAGATAAGCAGATACAAAAAATAGCTGATGCTCAAGAAAAATTACAAGTATTAAAATCTTTTGAACCGGAAAGGAGCGTTCTTTAATGATTGAAGAAAGTAGAAAATGTACTAGATGTTATTTAACAAAACCAATAGAAGAATTTACTTTTGTAGATGTAAATAAAATATTTAGAAGACGTAAATGTAAAGCATGTAGAGCTGAGCAAAATTCAAATTGGCGATTAAGAAATCCCGAAAGAGTAAGACAAAACTGCAGGAATTTTGACGCTAGAGTAGCAAATGGTGAGTTCCCACACAGGTTACAAGCTACCAGGATTCGACATAAAAATAGACATGTAGTTGCAAATATACATACAGCTCGTAATGAAACTTTTATTAAACATTTTGGTTGCAGTAAAAAAGTGTTTGTTAACAGGTTTGAAAGATACTTTGAAAAATATCCTGGAATGGGTTGGCATAACTATGGAGCATGGCATATGGACCATATTAAACCTATGAAAGAGTTTAAATTAGACACTAAGGCTAGTATAAAACTATGTAATCATTACACTAATCTTAGACCGCAATGGGCTTTAACTAACATGCAGAAATCATCAAAGTATGAAGTGGAACAAACGATTTAATTATCCACCTAGTGTAAGATCATTAGTAAATGATCAAAGACACTATGATATATATGGAGACAAGCTTCCGTCTGTTACTACAATTTTACAGGCAACGCAGTCTCCGGAGAAGAAACGAATATTGTCCAATTGGAAGCAGAAAGTAGGCGAGAAGAAGGCAGATTTTATAAGAGATAATTCAGCAGCTAGAGGTACTATCATGCATAGAATTATCGAAGGGTATGTAACGGGGGAAGGACACGTTGATCTAAGTGCCATGGGGCAGGAATCAGGCCTCATGGCCCAAACTATCTTTAAGGAAGGTCTAAAGGGCTGTATGGACGAAGTATGGGGGTCTGAGATCACTTTGTACTATCCAGGTTTATACGCAGGAGCTACAGATTTAGTAGGAATATATCGAGGTGAGCCGGCCATTGTAGATTTTAAACAGAGTAATAGACCCAAGAAACGAGAATGGGTTACAGATTATTTCACACAACTTGCAGCATATGCTATGGCTCATAATTATGTGCATAATACGGAGATACAGTCTGGAATCATTCTAATGTGCACTCCAAATAATTATTTTCAAAGATTCATAATTAAGGGTAAAGAGTTTCAAAGGTACATGTTTGACTGGATAAGACGTGTTGATGAGTTTTGTAACAGTAAGCTGTTACAAGGAAATTTGAAAAAGTGA